GTGTGAGGGTTGTCCCGAAGCTCTCCCTCGCGGACGGGGTCAACGCGGCCCGCCTGGTGCTGCCGAACACGTTTTTTGACGAGGACGAGTGCGAGGAGGGGATAAAAGCCCTCCGGCACTACCGGTACAAAGTCACCGACGGGCATGATGGGAAGTCCGTGTACTCGCCCGAGCCCATGCACGACTGGGCGAGCCATGGAGCCGACGCTTTCCGTTATATGGCCCTGACGATTAAGGCCGCTGGGTTCCACAAAGAGGGGGTCCTCGGGAGACTGGCGAGTGCTAAAAATGCATTGCTTGAGAAGGCTAGGCGGGAACGTCCTGGTCCCAGCGGTTGGATGGGGTGACTTGAATGGCTAGGACAAAAGTTCGCAGCGATGTGAATGAGCTCGACACCCCGGCAAGCGGGCCTGATGCGCTGGTGGTCCGGGAGGCCAAAAAGAGGTGGCGAATTGCGGCGGAATGGGAGAGCCCAAGCCGGCAACGCTTCATCGATGATATCAAGTTTGAAAATGGAGACTCGGAGAACGGGTTCCAGTGGCCCAACAACATCAGGCAAAATCGGGAAATCGCCGATCGTCCGTGCTTGACGATGAACCTCATCCGGCAGCACAATCTGCAGATTTCCAATCAGGCGCGGAAGAATAAGAGCAGTCCCAAATTTATGCCCCAGGGGAATGGGGCGACTGTTGAAAGCGCCCAGATAATGTCCAACATTATCAGGCGGATCGAAATTCGCTCGAATGCCCAAAACGCTTACACGACAGCACGGAACTTCCAAATCGGCGGCGGTATCGGCTGGTGGAGACTCCACTGCGATTATGTGAGCGAGAAGACTTTTGACCAAGACATCTCGATCCTGCCGGTTCGGGACCCTCTGTCAGTTTACATCGATCCAAACTGCCGGCAGAGCAATAAGAGCGATGCTCAGTGGGCCTTTGTCTTTGATGAAATTCCGAAGGAGGATTTCAAGAGCGAGTTTCCCGATTTTGGGGACCTGGCAAGCAGCGCGCCCCTGGGGGTCAACGCGGCGGACGACGACTGGATTTCGGACGACTATGTCCGAGTTGTCGAGTATTTCCGGATCGTGAAAGAGCCCGATGTCCTGATCTCCTTCGTGTATCAGGGGAAGAGGCAAAACATTCTCAAAAGTATGCTCACCCCGAATATGTACAAGATCGCGGATGGGCCGCTGGCGAAGCAGCGTCGCGTGACGGTTCCGAGAGTCGAGTGGTACTTGATCGCCGGGAACAGTGTTATCGATAAGACCATCTGGCCTGGGAAGTATATCCCTCTGATCTGCTGCCTGGGCGAAGAGACCATCATCGGCGGCATCATGGACCGGAAGGGCCATACTCGCTGGATGAAAGATGCCCAGAGGATGTACAATTACAACGCATCCTCCCAGGTCGAGTTCGTCGCCCTGCAAGGCAAGACCCCGTGGGTCGCCAGTGCTCAGGCGATCGAAGAATATGAGTCCATGTGGAACACGGCCAACACGGCCAATCACTCGGTTCTGGTCTACAATGCTTTTGATGACAACGGGCAGAAGATCGAGCCGCCGCAGAGGACCCAGCCGCCGACGGCCAGCCCGGCTTACCAGATGGGCATGGAAACTGCTTTCAATCAAACCATGATGGTGAGTGGGCAGTGGCAGAACTCCATGGGCATGGCGGGGAATGAGAGAACTGGGACGGCCATTCGCGGGCGGCAGGCCCAGGCCGAGACCTCGGTTTTCCACTTTCAAGACAACTACGAAAGCGCGCTGGTCTTTACGGCGACGCAAGCGCTCGACCTCATCCCGAAGGTCTATGACACCAAGCGAGTGATTTCGATCCAGGGGGATGACGAAGTCCCGTTCGAGGTCACGATTGACCCGAAAGCCCAGCAGGCTTACATGATGGCCCGGAAGACTCTGGATAACTCCGTGATGCATATTTTCAACCCGGCGCTGGGAGATTACTCAGTCAGCCCGTCTGTTGGTCCGTCTTACGGGTCGAAGAGGGAAGAAACCGTGCAAATGCTGACCTTGATCATGACCCAAGCCCCCCAGGTCGTCCCGATCATCGGGGATATCATGCTGGCGGCAATGGACTTCGACAAAGCAGCAGAAGCGGCGCAGAGGCTCAAGCGCTTGGTTCCCCCTGCGGCACTGGGCGATGGGCCGTCGGCGAATGAGCAGCAATTGATGCAGAGCAATCAGGTCCTGAAAGAAAGCCTGGCGAAGGCCCTGCAAGAGGTCGGGAAGAAAGACTTGAAGCTGGTCGGCAAGGAGCAGATGCGGGATATTGATGTCTATGAGGCCGAGACGAAGAGAATGGCCGCGCTGAAGGACCTCATCCCAATGGACTCCGGCGGCCTGATGGACGTCATTCGCCAGCTCGTGAATGAGGCCATGCAGACTCATTTGAGCCCGATCATTGAGGCAAATTCCAACAACTTGGACATCGATGGGCCGACGCCAGAGGGAACAGCTGATGCCGAGGCTCCTCCAGTGGAAGGAGCCAAGAAAGCCCCTGATGGGGAGTGGTACGTCGGCGATCCGACGAGGCCAGGGAAGCACCTCAAAGTCGTGAAAGGAGCGTAAGATGGCACTTGACGATGGCATGAACCCATTCGATTTGACTGGCACGATGCCAGCGATCCCGCCTCCGCTCGCGGCAAGTGTCCCCATTCTGATGCCCCCGCCAGTCGCCCCACCAGTGGAGGTGGCCGATTTGGCAGGTAGTGTCCCCGCTGATGCTCTCATTCCGATGATCAAGCAAAGCGGCTGGGGCGATCCCCAGGCTTACGCTCTGACTGGGAATATGAAGCAGGAAAGCGAATTGCGCCCGGGGATTATTAATCCAGGGGAAGGAGCCCATGGCCTAATCCAGTGGCGCGAAGGTCGGTGGGACAACTTGCAAGCTTACGCGAAAGCCATCGGAGCAAGCCCGACGGACCCGGCAACGCAGGTCAAATTCATCCGGCAAGAAATGGGCCTCGCAAATACGAACCCCAAGGAGTTCGGGCCCAATTTGCCCGGCTGGGCAACAGAGAAAAGCGCCGGTCAGGCTTTCGCAAATGCGAAGGACATTGACTCTGCGAACAGGGCCTTGAAGAATTACATTCGCTATGGGGATGACTCGGAAGAGACCAGGAGGCAGAACGCTTACAATTTCGCTGGGACCCCGATGAGTCCGAATAAATTGGCCTCGACGAGACATATCGCTCCGACGCCAGATGAAGTCGCGCAGACTAATGCAAGTCAGGGCTCTGCGCCCTCGGCTGATGCTGGCGTCGATCCGAATGCCAAGGCCTCCCTGATGAAAATGATGCTTGCTGCTTCGCTGGCGAATGTCAGATTGCAGCCGGTGGACTATGACCCATACAAGGTCATGCCGCATATTTCGTATTGATAGGAATAGGAAAAAAGATGCAAACTCCAAGCAAACTCAAGAGTGGCGCTCACTGTCATTTGATGGTCGCCAAAACGGCACAGGAAATGACCCGGGCCCTCTATGACGAGACTATGAAAAACGACATGATTTGGACCCGCTGGCAAGCCCAGCATCCGGGCATGAGCCGCAAGGGCCTGGAAGATGCGTTCGTGAAGAAATATTGGCCTGCCGCCATCGAAGGCGCACGGGCCACCCTTGCACGTATGCTAGTTTACCCCCTTGACGAGGTCCTCAAAGAAGAAATAACTTCGGCCCTGATCCTTGATGCGTCGTTGGTCAAGGGACGGCGAGACCAAGTTAAGGCCCTGTAAGGAGCGAGTCGAGATGCGAAAGATTTTGGAAAAATACCTAATTCGGAATATTCCTCGTGTGCCGGAGGGGGACGCCAATGGCCCTGCTGTCACACCGACTCCGGAGGCGACCTCCTCCCCGTCTCCGGAGTCTCCCTCTTCGCCAGCAGTTGAGCCGAAGGCTCCTGTTGTCGAAGGTGCCCCAGCCGTAAGCGACTCCGGCGAAGGTACCGGCGATGCCGAGGGGAGTGGTAAGACAGGGCCGTCTGCTACTCCCCCGGCCGCCAAAACGCCACCAGCGAAGGGCAAGGATAAAGACTGGCGGGACGCCAGGATCGCCAAGCTGACAGGTCAGCTGCAGGAGCTTCGCGAGAAAGTCAATACGCCACCTGCGGCCCCAGCTGTTCCGGCTCCCGCTGGTGCTCTCGATCCCACAGCGGATTTCAATGCCCGAGTGGCCGCAGCGGCTCGCCAGCAAGTCGCCATCAACACTTTCAATGATCGCTGTAATGCCGAAGCTGCGAAGGGACGCGCCCAGTGGGAGGACTTTGACGCCCGACTTGCGGACGTGAGGTCCCTGGTCAATGTGTCCGACGCGGATGAAGTCGCGGCGTATAATGCCCTCTTGCAGGCCGGTCTCGAGACTGGGGAACTGGCAACGCTGATGTATGAGCTGGGCCAGGACCTGGACGAAGCCAATCGCATTCTCGCATTGTCCCCTCTCAGGATGGGCGTCGAGTTGACCAAGAAAGCCCTCAAGGGGGCGCAGATCGAGGGGGTTTCGAAGGTCCCGCCACCGGTGAGGCCTCTGGCTGGCGGGAGAGGGGAGCAATTGCCTGTCGATCCGACCAACCCGGAGCAGGCTGACAATCTCACGACTGCCGAGTGGATGAAACGCCGTGAGGCTCAGGTCGCCGCTCGGGGCCGGAATTAATGAATTGGGTCGAAGCCTTGAGGCTGCCCTTGAAAGTGGACCCACCGTTTGACACTCTTCCCTCTGGGATCGAATGTCGAAGCGATGGGAGGATCGCCGTCCTCGCTATCAAAGGGGAAAGTCGAGTAATCGGCTTTCGGCTGAGAAGTTTCGACCCAACCCAAATGCCAGCTCTGCTGGATCGGCTTTCTAGCACAGCCGCAGCGTAAGCTCAAAGTGCTTGGTGGCCAAGGAGGGGCTTAAGCCTCCGACCGACTTCGAACGGGAATGCCTTCGATGTTCCGCCTCCCCTCCTGTGCTTGGGCAGCACTCAATCCCCGGCCGAGAAAGGATCTCAAATGGCCAATACCCTGCTCACTATCAACATGATTACCCGTGAGGCGGTGCGTCTGTGGAAGAACTCCAACGCATTCCTCCAGAATGTCGACATGCAGTATGATGACAGCTTTGCGGTCTCGGGTGCCAAGATCGGCTCGACCCTGCGCATTAGGCTGCCGAACGACTTCACCGTCACGACCGGACCGGCCCTGTCAGTGCAGGATACGTCCGAACAGTCGACGACCCTGGTTCTGGCGACTCAGAAGCACGTCGATGTCGGCTATTCGACGGCCGACCGGACCCTGTCCCTCGACGACTACTCGAAGCGAGTTCTCGCCCCGATGGTCAACAACCTCGCCGGCGCAGTTGCCGTCGATATCATGAACGGTAGCGAAGGCGGTATTTGTAACTTCGTCGCCAATCAGGACTCGAGCAACAACGTCATTTCGCCCATCGCCCAGACCTATCTGCGGGCTGGAGCGAAGCTGTCAAACAACTCTGGCCCTGTCGGCAACCGCAAGGTTGTCAACTCGCCAGACACTCAGGCGACCGTCGTTGCGACCCTGTCGGGCCTTCTCAACCCGGCCTCGGAAATCTCCCGCCAGTACGTCACGGGCAAGATGTACGACGCCCTGGGCTTCATCTGGCTAGAAGATCAGACCACGATTGCCCACACGAATGGGGCGCTGGCACAGGGCTCCGCGACGGTCAATGGGGCCAATCAGACCGGCCTTTCGCTCACGGTCAATGCCCTCGCGAATGGCCTCAACATCGGCGACATCATCACGATCGCCGGGGTCTTCGCAGTCAACCGGATCACGAAGCAGTCCTATGGCCAGCTGCGTCAGTTCGTCGTGACGGCGAATGTTGCTGCCGGTGCCACGAGCATTCCGATCTACCCGGCCATTGTCCCGGCGGTCGGCGGGCAGCCGGTCCAGTACCAGACCGTGACTGCGAGCCCTGCCAATGGCGCTGCTGTCAACCCGACGAATGGTCTGGCGGCGAGTGCCTCGTACACGAAGAACTTCGCTTATGCCCCCGAGGCCGTCACCCTGGCGACTGCGGATCTGGAAATGCCGAAGAACGTGCATGAAGCCGCCCGGGAGTCCTTCGACGGAGTCTCGATGCGTATGGTCACTGATTACTTCATCGGAACTGACCAGCTCATCACCCGCCTCGACGTCCTCTACGGGTACCTGTGGATCAGACCTGAGTGGGCGTGCGTCGTCGCGGACGTGATTTATCAGTAGCCAGGCCCCTGGTGGACCTGTCGAGGAGAGGCCGCCCTTCGGGGCGGTCTTTTCGCTCTTAGTAGAAGGACCTTCGAATGGATTGGAATACTCTCAAGCGCCGCCTGCAAGCCGAGCATCCGGGGGACCCCCGGACGTTAGCCTATCTCGAGAAGGCGTTCGAGCTTGGTAAGGAGGCGCTTGAGATCTTTGCAAAGCATGGGCATCAGTTTCATCTGGCTCCTGGTCCAAGCCCGGCCAGCAGCGAATGGCCCAAGATGATGTTCCATGTCGAGGCAGCCCCGAATGGTCGAATGGTCCGGGATGAGTTCGAGCTTTACGACCTCGGCGATGGCTGGTGCAATTCTCTGGAAGAGGCCCAAGTCCGGGACGGAATAATGGCTCAATTTACTGGCAGAGGGGGAGTTAACAGGCGATCCCTCCCCTCGCCAGTCCCAGGCCAAGGTGTTACCAGCAAGATCGACGAAGCTGGCGCTAAGGCTCAACGGATTGCCGAATTTAAGGAAAAGCGAAATGTTAAGTAAAGGTGAATATCGAGTTGGACTTTCATTTAATCCCTCGTCTGATCCCATGGTCGATGCGATTAAGAAAGCTGCAGCGAACTTGATCGATCTTGTCGAGGAGATTTCGAGCGATCGAACTTCTGACGTGGGAAATGAACGTGGGCGTTTGAAGGCCCTGGCGCAGACCCATATTGAAGACGCGGCCATGTGGGCCGTCAAGGCTCAGACCAAGAAGGAGAACGAATAAATGGCCCAGGCTCGTGGAAGAAGGTTTACAATTTACGATATGATGGAGGACAAAGGGGTCTTCGACAGCAATCCGGCGAACATTAACGCGCGGGACGGCACGGGCCTCTCCATCCACCAGAAGGCCATCTACCCGATGATGCTTTATCATCCCGAGGGAGAGGAGAAGCAGACCGTCGCGCCGACGGCCATTGCGACGCCATTTGGCCCGCAGTGGGTCGGGGAGCAGAAAGAGCTTATTTCCAAGATCGCGAAAGACGAGGCCGAGGCCAATGCCCTGCTGGCCGAAGGCTGGCACAAACTCCCCGGCAGCGCCATCGCGGCCCGTTATCGGAAGGCTGGCCTCGAGCCCCCGGTCATGGCGGCGAGCCCGATCGATGCTGCCCGCATGGCGCAGGAGGACGAGGCGGCCGCTCTGCGGAAGCAGATCGCCGAGCTCACGGCCAAGAACGCCGAGACCGAGCAGGCTCTCGAGGCCGCGCTCAAGAGCAAGAAATAAGGAGCAAGGGCCGTGAGCAATATCGATCCAGCTGCGACCTCGATTGGCGATATTATCACGGCCGCTCTCAAGGAAAGCGGGGCTATCGGAGTCGGGCAGACCCCCTTGGCCGAGGATACCACGGACGCGTGGGCCAGGCTGCAGTGGATGCTGCAAGAGTGGGCGCGGAAGAGGTGGCTCGTGTATCACCTCGTGACGCTCTCCAAGACCAGCACCGGTGCTCAGTCTTACAGCATCGGCCCAGGAGGAGACCTGGACACCGGGGCCAATTCGATGAGGCCGGATAAGCTGGAAAGTGCCTTTCTCCGCCAGCTCGTCCAGAGCCAGCCGAACCAGATCGACTACCCGCTGGATATTCTCCAAAGCATGGAGGACTATAATAAGATTGCCCTCAAACAGCTGGTAAGTTTTCCCGGGGTGATCTTTTTGGACGCGAGCTGGCCTCTCGGCCGCGTGTATCCCTGGCCAGTTCCGCAGGCCAACATCTACGCAGTCCACGTCACGATCAAGGCCCAGCTGCCGGTCGTCTTCCAGACTCTTTCCGACGCCTTCGCCCTGCCGTATGAGTATTACAACGCGATGGTGCTGAATTTGGCTATGCGCTTGCGCTCCAAGTATGGCATTCGGACAATGCCGGGGGATTTGCTGCCCGGACTGGCCAAGGACTCGCTGAATGCCTTGCGTGGCGCGAACACCAATATTGCCCGTTTGCAAATGCCCGTTGATTTGGTCAGGAACGGGATTTACAACATCTTCTCTGACCGGTCTTACTAACCGAGCAGCGATCCCGCTGGCGGCTCTCAAGTAGCGGCTTCTCCCGCAGGAAGGAACTTCGATGCCCCTTATTCCTCAGTTGATCGATCAATTCTCGAGTTTCATCAATGGCCTCCGTCTTATCGATGGCGGACAGGTATTGCAGCTGGCAAGCTACGTCACCCGAAATCGGAATGGCATTATCGCTTTTGCTGGCGGTGGACAGGCCAACGCGACGGTACTGGGCCATGGGATTAATAATGTCGAGACAGTTGCCTCGGCGAATGATTCCGTCCAGCTCCCGCTGGCGATCCCTGGCGCGAAGTGCATCATCAACAACGCGACGGCGACCTCGATGCAGGTTTTCGGAAATCCGAGCAATGCCAACAATGCTGGTGCTGGCGATACGATTGCCCTGCAGGGATCGAATTCCCAGGTGGCGACTGCCACTGGCGTTGCCCAGGCTGCTGGTGTCGTGGCGGAATACTTTTGCATCAAGATGGGACAGTGGAAGCGGTCTTCCACGGCGTAATTCTGGAGCGGGCACATGAGGCTTCCCCTTATCGGCGGCTCTTATGTAGCCCGCTCTCGTATTGCCAACGCCCAGCGTTGTGTGAATTACTTTCCCGAAATTAATCGGGAAGACAGCCCTGTGCCGCTGACGTATTATCAGCGGCCGGGACTTCGGCAGCTGGTGCAGGACGGAGCCAACATAAATCCCGTCCGGTGCATCTACCGGGCCTCCAACGGGCAGGGCTTTGCTGTTATTGGAGTAAAGGTTTACTACGTGTCCTCGGGCTTTGTTCTGACCCACCTGGGCGACCTGACCGTTTTCGGCACTGGCCCCTGCCGGATGATCGATAACGGGACCACGATTTTGCTGGTCGACGGGAGCACTTTCGGTTACACGATCGTGCTGGCGACTCATGCCTTTGCCCAAATCAACGATCCGACTGGGAGCTTCAACGGGGCCAATACCGTGGGGTTTTTGGACACCTTTGTCGTCTGGAACGAACCGGGGACGATCGATTTTGGCAGCACGCTGTCGAATTCCCTTACTTTTGACGCGCTGTATTTCGCCGGCAAGATCGGGTATCCTGACCCGCTGCAAGCCCTCTCGGTGAATAGGCGGGAAATCCTCTTGCTGGGGGCCCTCAAGTCGGAGATCTGGTACAACTCCGGCGGTGCGACTTTCCCCTTCGCCATTCTGCCCGGGGTCTATATCGAGCAGGGCTGCGCGGCCACGTATTCAGTCGGGACGATTGATATTGAGACGATTTGGCTCTCCCGGGACTTGCGGGGCCATGGCATGATCGTGAGCCTGAAGGCTTACAATCTCAAGAGAATTTCCAACCACGCCCTGGAATTGGCCATTCAGAAAATGCCCAATATCTCCGACGCCTTTGCTTACACGTATCAGATCGAGGGTCACTCGTTCTACGTCATCACCTTCCCGTCGGGCAATCAGACCTGGGCCTGTGATATGAGTCTGGTAGAAAAGCCCGAGCTAGCGTGGCACCAGCGCTGCTGGACGGACGCAAATGGGGGGCTCAATCGGGAGAGGCTGATGTCCCATGCCTTCCTTTATGGGAAGAACGTCGGCGGGGACTGGCAGAATGGGAAAATCTACGAGCTCGATCAGGACTACTACTTTGACGACGCTTCGGGAGTCGGCCTCGACCCGATTACCTGCATAAAGGGCTTCCCGCACAATTTCCAGGGGATCGATCCGCTGGTAGGTGGCATGGCTCCTTCGGACAACAGACGGATGATTTATCGGAATTTCCAGGCCGATATTGAGGTCGGAGATATCCCGCTGAATTCCGACGGCTCGACCCCCCAGGTGACTCTGCGTGTCAGCCGTGACCGTGGGAAAACCTTTGACACTGTCGGGCTCCAAAGCATGGGGAACCCGGGGCAATACGAGACCGCTCCGCAGTGGCTCAATTTGGGTCTGGCCCGGGATATGGTCTTTGAGCTCTCTCATTCGCTGCCCGGCCCGGCGGCCCTTAACGGGGCCTGGGTCCAGTGCGAGGTCAACGCGTCTTAATACCGCGCCAGGCGGTTCCTGGCTCACCCCGTAGAGGAAGAACGACTATGAAAGACGAAGCAGCTATCGAAGCCGAAATTCAGGCAAAGGGCCTTAATGCCCCTCGGCTTACGCCAGCTCTCATCGATGCCCAGATTGTCGGTGAGGCTTATTATGTTTTCCCCGGCACCACGTTGACGATTTGCGCGCTGACTTTGCGCAATGGCTTCCAAGTGACTGGGGAAAGTGCTGCTGCCAGCCCAGCGAACTTTGACAAGGAAATCGGGCAGAAGATCGCCCGTGATAATGCCAGAAACAAGATCTGGGCTCTTGAGGGCTACGCATTGCGAACAAAGCTTGCGGCGGCCTAAACCCCGAAAACGGAGCAACTCGAATGTTCGGCTCCATTAATGAACTGAAACGGCTGATTGAGCTCAACATTGTGCTCTCTCGGCTCAACCTCAAAAGGAACCATTCCATCATGGCTACTCTTGCTGATATCCAGGCCAAAGCGGCCCAGATCATCGCCGGTGTCACAGCGAACACCAACGCCCTGTCGGCCATCGCCGCTGTGATCGACGCAGACCACGCGCAGATTACCGAGCTCAAGGCCGAGCTTGACGCAGCACTGGCGAATGGCGATCCGGCGGCGATCCAGGCGGCGAGCGATGCGCTGGACCAGGGCATCAGCGCTCTGTCCGGGCAGGCCGCTGCGGAGGCGGCTCTGGCGGGGACCCCGGCAGCTCCGGCCCCTGCTCCGGCCCCTGGCGATCCGACTGCTGCTCCGTCGGCCTAAACCAAAAGGCTCTGCTGGGCATTCGCTTGGCAGGGCCATCTTCGCGAAGGACTGGCGATGAGCAATCAGGATTTCAATCAAAACGGTTTCCCCCGCTTGAACTCTCCGTTCGTGCAGGAAAACCGGAATATTGAAATCCCGTGGTATCGCCTTCTTATCACGATCTGGAATAGAACTGGTGGGAGCGGAGGCGGGACCTCCGTCGTTCCGACTGGCGTGATCATGGACTGGGCCGGGCCGGAGGAGAATATTCCAAACGGCTGGTTCCTGTGCAATGGGCTCTTGGTCAGCCGCACGGCGCAGGCCAATCTCTTCGACGCCATCGGCACGAGTTGGGGTGCGGGGGATGGCTTTTCGACTTTTGCCCTGCCGAATTTGATCGGTCGATTTCGCAAGGGGACCGACGGAGCCCCAGGAGTCGTCGCGGGGGCTCTCGCGATTAATCTCTCGACTAATCAACTGCCAGCCCATGGGCACAACATCACAGATCCAGGCCACATTCACGCGGTGACTGACCCAGGGCATACTCATGTCGTGACGGACCCGCAGCACTCCCACATTCAGCAGGTCGTCAGCGACCCTACTGATGGAGTCGTGGGCTCCCGGGGGTCTTCGACTGCAAATAACACCTCAATCGGGACGACCGATCCGGCGAGCACGGGGATCACGATTGCCAACGCGACGACCGGGCTGACGGTGGACTCCCATTCGACGGGCATTACCGGAACCCAGTTAACCGGCAATGGCGACGCTGTCAGCATTGAGCCCTTGAACGCCACGGTCCTGCCAATCATTAAGGCCTGAAAGATGAAACACCCATTCTTTGTCGTGTCGCTCCCCCGCTCGCGAAGCTGCTGGCTCTCGACTTTTCTATCCTACCAGACCGCTGCGATATCCCGTACCTGCGGACACGATCTGCTGGTGCATTCAAAAAGTATTGCTGACTTCCGCGAGCAGGTCGCCCTTGTCGACGGAACCTGCGAGACGGCCATTATCGAGGGCTGGAAAGTCATGAAGGACATCTGGCCCAAGTCTCGCGTCGTCGTTATTCACCGGGACCTCGCCAGTATTGTCGAGTCCTGCCGGAAACAAGGCTTGGAGCCGAATTTGGAGCAGCTGATCGAGCGGAGGGAAATGCTCGACATGCTGGCGGCAGCCCCGGGAGTGAAGAATTATAATTTCGCTGATCTGGACTCCCCGGAAGTCTGCAAGGAGATTTTCGAGTTCTGTCTCAAGCTGGAATTCGACGTCAATTGGTGGTCCCTCTTGCAGGGCAAAAACATCCAGATAAACATGCCGATGAGGATGCAGGAAATCCAGGCCAACTATTCGACCTTGCGAGCCTTGCGGCTCGAGGTTTTGGCGGCCTCGGCCAAGCTAGGGAGCTCCCAATGTCTGGGTCTGAATTGATTGCCCCGACTTCCTGGAATGCTCTCTGGCAAGCTGGGGGACGAGAACTCTTCGATTTGCATCGGCGAGAAATCCTGGTCGAAGACCCGAGGCTTCCATACTCGATGGACCACGGGACCATCTTGACCCTGGAGAATGCCGGTATGATGCAAACTCTTTCGGCCTCGGTATCGGGCCACGCGGTCGGTTATTGCATATTCTTCATCTCCCCGAGTCTTGAAAGTTGCGGTAATCTATGTGCTACGCAGGGACCCTGGTTCGTGCATCCGGAGCATCGGCAGAGTGGCCTCGGGCTTCGCCTGTGGCACAGTAGCATGAAGAGATTGAAAGAACGAGGCGTGAAGCAAGTTCTGGCCCACCGATACGAAGGAAGTCCCGAAGGGCTGGCAAAGTTCTTCGACCGGAAGGGCAAACGCTTCGCCCAAGTGTGGTCGATTGTTTTGGAGCAATGAGATGAAATTCTCCTTCGACATGCCAGACTTTGAAGAGCTTGCATGGTGCTCTCTCTGTATCACGCTGCCAGTTGTCTCGGCCGTAGGCGGCATTGCAAGTGCTGCCATCGGTGCCGGTGCGGCCAAAGACGCGGCGCAAACCCAGGCCGACGCGGCTAATCAGGCCTCGGCCAATACGATGAAAATGTATCAGCAGACCAGAGAGGACCTTGCGCCGTATCGGGACCTGGGAGCTGCGGCCACTCCGAATTACCTGGCCCTGTTGGGTGCCGGTCCAAACGGGGCGGCTGGGATGCTCGACGCGCTGCAAAAGACCCCAGGGTACCAGTTTACCCAGCAGCAGGGCTTGCAAGCCGTGCAAAACTCGATGGCGGCCCAGGGCCTTGGAGTGAGTGGCGCGGCCATGAAGGGCGCGGCGAATTACGCCACGGGCTTGGCCCAGGGGACCTATCAGAATATCCTGGGGAACTATTACAGCGCCCTGAATATGGGCGAGAATGCAGCGGCCCAGACCGGCCAATTGGGGGCAAATTACCAGGGCCAATCTAATCAGCTCACCAGTGCAGGGGCAGCAGCCTCGGCAGCCGGTACTGTTGGCGCGGCGAATGCCATCACTGGAGGCATTAACACTGCAATGGGCGGGGTCAGCAATGCTTTCATGCTGTCGGCCATGGGGGGTGGCGGGAGTGGGGGCTTCTATGGGGGCAACTTCATGAGCGGCCTCGGCGGAACGTGGTCCTGACAGCGGGAACGAGGAACAAGACATGCCGACACCTTTCGATCTCGGAGCCCAGGGGCCTCAGCCGCAGGACGGACAGCCGGCTATGCCGCCGGGACAGGGAATGCCGCAGCAGGGGGCCCCACAGGCCCCGGATACGCTGGCCCATGTCGAGGCGTCGTATAATAAGCTGCGCGAGGCCCAGGGCCTCTTGTCCAAGGTCAAGAACGGTCTTGACCATCTCGTGACCCTCGGGGACACTGTCACGACCGACGATATCATCCAGACAGCGGGAAAGCTTATCGGCGGCGGGATCACCCCGGAAGGTATGGCCTCGCTTTTGGCCGAGATGCCGGACTCAAATCCCGAACAGCTGATGATGTGGATCGCTCAACGGGATCAGGACGTCACCCAGCGTATTAAGCAAACCGACGCGATGGCCCAGGCTTTTCGGCATGAGATGGGGACCCTCGCGGTGCGGAAGATCATGGCGAATGGGCAGGTCGAACAGGCCGCTCCGGAGCAAGGAGCTTCGCCAGACGCAGGGGGTCCTGCGGAGATGACCTCCAACGTCGCCAATTCGATGGGCCTTTAAGAGAGAGCTGGCAAGATGGAACTCGCTGACCCGACAATTGCTATGCAGGTCCGTCCGCTGGGCGGCCAGCAAATGGCCAATCCTTTCGAGCTGATGAGCCAATTCGCTAATGCCCAGCGATCGATGGTTGAGGCTCAGACGGCTCGGCAATTGCTCGCCGCGCGTCAGCGTGCGGGACAAATTATCTCCCAGTCTCCAGATATGAATTCGGCGATTAAGGGCATCCAGAGTGACCCTCTCACCGCTGGGTTTGCCTCGGAGATCATGAGCACGCTCCAAGGCGTTTCGTCCTCCCAGACCTCCCAGGCCGGCGAGCAGCAGACCCAGGCGACTTCGGGCCTGCAGACCCTTATCAAAAATATCGCTGGCGCTGGCATCACGGACCCCAAGGCCATTCGCGGGGCGGCTGATGCAGCTCTGGCCGTGATGAGCCCGACTGCTCGTGCGGCTAATCAGAACTCTTACAATGCCCTGGTCCGCAGTCTCACCGACGGGCTCGACGATCCGAACATGGACCCGGAGGCCCGCGCTGGGGCCTTCAAGCAGAGGCTTGCCGGGATTGGCATGAGTGCTGGCATGTCGGCGGATGACTTCCGGGCCCTGACCGGCAGCGTTGCCCCCTCGGTCGGAATGCAGCCTGTTGGACCGGAGGGAGAGAGCGTTCCCGTGGTCACTGGCTCGCCGAATTTGGTCTCCCCGCCTTCTGCCAAGGCGATCGGCCAAGAAGGACCTCTCAAGTCGCTGCCCCCAGGCGAGGTTACTTTGCAAGGCCAGCGGGCCGCTGTGGAAGGGGAGACCACGAAGGAGATGTCCACGGCTGCGAGCGTGATCCCCTCGGAACTCCGGAATGTCTCCCTAATCCGGGATGCCCTGCGAGTCGTCAACTCTGGTGGTGGGGCCAAGACCCGGGCTGAGCTGGCACAGAGCGCCCAGGCCCTCAAGAATGCTGGGTTCACCGGGATTTCGGACGAGGCGATTTCCATGCTGGCCAACGGGCAGGACGGGGAAGTCGACGGGCTCCCGGCGAGCCAGCTCTTGGCGAAGGAGCTCTCTGGCGTCAGTCTGTCGGCCTTGCGGGAAGCTGCCAAGGGCTTGGGCAAGGCGACGGCTCCGGAAATTAATATGGCCCTGGATCAGACGGACTTGGACAAAGACCCCAAGATGCTTTCGACCCTGATTGACCAGATGGATTATGAACTGAATTTGCAAAAAGATCGAAGCGACAAGTATTTCGGCTCCTACACCAGCGCGCTGAAGGCCAAAAAGGCCGACATGGGCTCGTTCAACGAGTGGTATAATCATAATCACCTGGATGATTTTCAGAGCGCTTTTGAAAAAGCTCACCCGCGAAGCATCGGGCAGGGCTCGAAGGATAAGAACAAAGATATTCTGGACTCGATCTTCGGGCAATAGGATAGCTGGCAATGGCGACTCTGAAAGAGAAAATCCAAAAGGCCCGAGATGCTGGGGTCCCGGACTCGGAGATTTGGGCCAAGGTCCAAGCGAGCCCGGAGTATCAGAAGGCCCTAGCAGCGGGCCAAACTGCTGACACGGTCTCGTCCTACCTGGGCTTCAAGTCCGATGTGCTGGGAACTCCGATCTCCTCTGGCGGCGGAGCTCCCCAGTCCCCCGACGCTATCACGGCGGAAAACCCGAACCCTGTTAACAGCAGCAATGTTGTCAGCAAGATCGGGAAAGTCGCGGGTCTTGCAGGGGCTGGTCTTGTGAAAGGGGCCGTGGAGGGCACTGTTGGCTTGCCGGGGACCATCCTGGGCCTCGAAGACCGTTTCCTGCCAACGGCGGCGACGGACTTTCTCAAAAAGCACCCTGACGTTAATCTGCTTGTCAATGGGCCGCTCGGAGTTCTCGACAATGCCCTGGGAGGGAATTCCCTGCCGACTGGGCAGAGCCTTGAGGGGCACATGAATGCCCTGGGCCTGGATGCTGGTGAGCCGCAGGGCAAGCTGGAAAATTATGTCGACGCGATGAGTCGGGGCGCTGGAGCTGGCATTGCGACAGCGCCTCTCGGAGGGGTCGGCGTCGTCAGCGGGGCAAGCATGGGAGCCCTTTCGGGCTTGGGGGCCGAGACGGCCCATGAGCTCGTTCCGACCGGCCCCTTTTCCGAAGTGGCCCCTCTCGTCGGGGGCCTCATCGCGGGGCTGCCCTCCGGCGGGACGATGGCTGCGATTGCTAACAATTCGGTGAAGAGGCTTGTCGGAACGGCCGAGGGGGAGGCCGCTCGGGTCGGGCAAGATTTCTTCGGACTGCAAGGCGCTGCGAAAGAAGCCGAAGCAGCCCATGGCGAACTGCTGTCGGGAAAGAAGGATTTGCTGCTGGAGCACCGACAACAGCAAATGGATTTGGACAACGCCCACCAACAGCTCGTCGCGCAGACTCAGGCCGATGCTGCCAATCGAATTGCCGCTATCACAGCCCCGGCGGAAAAGACCATCTCCGACATCGCGGATGCCCATGGGACGAGCGCGAATTTGCAGCAGGCCGGCAGCGCTCTGCAAGACGATGCGACCAAGTGGCTTGGGCAAATGGACCAGAAACAGCAGGCCATCTGGCAGCCTGTCGATGCGAAAATCCCCAATTCGACGCCGATGACGCTGGACAATTTCAAGAAAGCCCTGGCGGACATTAACACCCATGGGGGAGTCCTCGAGCCGCTCAATCGCTATTTCAAGCCCCAGATTGCAAATCAGTTGGAAGACACGCTGGGTCATATCGAGGCCGGCCAGCAGCTCGGCGCCGTGGCCCCGCTGACGTATGGGGACATGCGGACTTTGAGGACTTCCCTTGGAAAGGCCCTTTCGGACCCAAAGATTTTGGCCTCCCTGGGAGACTCGAATGCACGGCAACTCTACGGCGCACTTACTCAGGACATCCGCTCTGGCATCCAGCCTCTCGGCCTGGCTGATCAATTCGACGCAGCTAATGCTGCGAGTTCCAAGCTTTACGACTTTGCCGGAAACGACCTCAGCAAGCTGGTCAAGAGCGGAACTGATCGAGGTAACTTGGACCCAGAAACTATCGCCAATCGTCTCTCGGCTCTCGGCAAAAGAGGGGGCACCCTTCTGGCGAGCCTTCGAGAACAGCTGCCGGACTCGGTGAATGAGCTGGCGAGCGCAGTAATTCGTCAGGGCAAGTGGGGTGATATGAGCCCGGAGGCTAAAGCTGCCCTGGTGCCAAATGTTGATGCCCGGGCTTCGCTGGAAGCCGCCCATGCGGCAAAAACTGCTGGGGCAGAGCCGATCCAGGCCGAGGCGAGCCAGAAGATTGCCGACTCGGCGGCGGACCTTGACCAGGTCAGAAAGTTGCAAAAGGCCGAAGTCCTGGCTCACGATGTCAGGATCAATCAAAGCGCCAAAGAATTGGCCGCGAAGAAAGCCCAGGCGGAAATTGCCCAGCAGGCTATGTCCGATGCAGAAGGCGCGTTGGAGAGGATCAAGGCCAATTTTGCCAAACGAGAAGGCGGGAAGGCCTCAGTGCAACAGCTCTTGAAGTCCGACCTCCTCGAGCGAGCCGGCAGCGTCGCGACTAATTTCCTTGGTTTCCCCGACGCCCTTTCCAGCACTGTCCGCCTTGGCCTCGGGGCTCTGCCGCTGATCAAGCCCGCAGCGGCCTTCCTTGCCCGGAACCCGGATTTGGTGACTCAGCCCCTCCGGAGTGCCTACATCGGCAATACGGCTGTGCAAAACTCGATGGCCCCTGGAGGCAGCATCCCAGGCAAGAAGGGGCCGCTGGAGCTGTCGGTGCGGCCGAAAAGGAATGCTCTAGGGCCGTAAGATTTCTGGCAGAAAGGTGGCCACGACGCGAAAGGAGGCCCGCCATTGGGCCTTTTTCTTTGCCCGCATTGGGAGCCCGACCTTCGTGTCAACGCCCGTGCCACGTCCGTTTTCATCCCGTGCATTTCCTTCCCGGTGCCGACCGAAGGGCCTTTTCTTCCCGCCACCAAACCCACCTTGCGAGTCGACTCGCAAACCTGACTCCAGGCTTTTGCCACTGGGCCTCCAACGCTTCGCGTAGTCCTTCGGACTCACTCAACGCCCGGTCCCCACTTGGGCCGAGGGACCCAATCGTCTTGAGTTCCGCCGACACGGGCGATGATGTTGGCAGCTTCGGCGGCTTTGATGATGGACTCGATTTTCTCATGCGGGACTCTTTCGAGGAGGAACTGTCGGATAGCCTCTCCTTTGACCTTGCGCTCGGCCAGGGGTTTTCCGGCCATGCTTCCAAACTTGGCTGTCACATACATATGCATTTCGGAGATGACGTCTTTGTCCGACTTCCCGACCATGGCACGGAAGATATCCGGCATCACTCGCTCGGCCTCGAGCATCCAGCCCAGGGCGCGATCGCAATCCTCCAGTCGGATGACCATTTCGTTCGAGCGCGAGATGCTAGCAATAAGGGCCAGTTTGAGGGCAAAGACTCCTCGGGTCTTGCAATAAAATTGGAGTTTCGAATGATTGGGGACGGGCAATTCCCCGCTCATGTACCATTGGTCGATGAAGAGCATGGCTTCTTCCTCCCACTGCATGTTGCCGAAGAGGCCACGGAATTGGGAAAGCCGGTGGAGGATCTTGCTGCGAAGCCCCTCTTCCCGCTTTGCTTTGTAGAAGAGGGAGAGCTTCGGGGTCTCGCTGGAATAGATCATCATCAGCCTTCGGCCGAGGCCAGTGGACCAAGCGTCTTCGGGGAACAAGCTGGCCAAGTAAGACGGCTGGACCCCTGCGAGCATGTTCAACTGCGGGTTGTCGATGATGGTTTTTTGCTGCTTGCCGTGACGCCTTCTTTCCTCATGCCTCGATTTGTTATTCCAGATCGAATTCAGGGTCCCAATGTATTCCATGTCGTATTTCGGGACGAGGACGGAGAATTCCTCGGCTGCGACGAGGAGAGAGTGGTACTTGAACGGGGGTTGCCCTGGTGGAATGAAGGTCGTCGCGGCCTCGGCCATGGAGTCGATCAGGCTCGCGTTTGTCATGCTGTCCCCGGCGACGTGGAAGGCGGGAATTTTTGTCCCGGGCTCGCAGGCGTCGACCCAGAGCTGCCGGACGTCTTCGATCACGTACTTGCCCACTCCTGGGGGTGCGACCAAGAGGGTGTACATATTCGGAAAGACTGTCCCATCTCCGTTGTTGATCCAGACCCTGCGCTCGAGGGCCCCGGCCAGCAAGGCAATGGCACTCCACAGTCGGAAGAGAGCTGGCGTCCGCGTCCCCTCGGTCAGGCGCAAGAATGAGTCAACAAAATCTTCCACCACGGAGAGGGACTCTTTCGGAGGGAATTGCAAAATTTCAGGCATTAGAGGCCAGGCGAATTGAGAGGCCGAAGACTGGAGACTAACGTCCGCCGACACGATCGAGGCCAAAGGCCCGCTGGCGAGGGTCTGGCGAGTCGGCCTTCCACTTTGTCAGACCTTCGATGTTGAGCCGGGGGACCCGGCCTTTGCGGGCTCTTGCTTTGTCAACGTCTGCCTGGGTAATTTGGGGTCCCCAGTTCCAGCCGATTTTGGCCTCCCCTGGGACGACGTACGATCGCCCGTTATTCGCCTTAAGTTCCACTCGAACGTGCTGGAGGGCCTCGGAGATAAGGGCGCTTTCATATTCATGACCTCGATCTTGATATTGGAAAGTAATTGAGTCATAGGTCTGGGCGAGGAGCTGGACCTGGGGCATTTTCTTCCAGGTCCGCCAGAGCCCGAGGTTCATTCTATCAGCCGTAGTCGATTGAGGGAGGAACGCTATTGCCTCGCGAAGCGTCGTGTCGTCGCCTGGGCGGCCGAAAAAGTACCTCTTCCGCTGGAAGGGGGTTTCGATATAATGCAGGGTCTGCAATTGCTGGGCCGTCCACTGCCACCAGCGGGCGATGCCCGGGAAGGCCGGGGTGATCCACTGGCCATTCACGTATCCGCCTCGGACGTAGCGTGCCTGGAATTCTTCCGCGACGGCTGGGGGGATTTTCAAGCTCCGTGCCATTGTAAAAGCGGTTCCATAGTAATTCGAGAGATGACCTCCCCTTTTTGACATGTCCCGGTAGGAGAAGTCCCGGTAGAAGATTTGATCCGCGATCTCACGATCTCGCTTTTTATCACCTGTCCAGCCGAGATGGGGCCAGACCAGTTTTGCATTGTTGGTATGAAGGTCTCCACTCTCGCAGTTATCCAGAAAAGCCCAGTCTCCGAATAGATTGCCAATGAAAAACCCAACGTCTCGGGCCTCGACTTGTTCCAGGTCAATGACGCAGAGTTTCCACCCTTTGTCGGCCACGAAAACGTACCGGAGGGAAGGGGCGATATTTTGAGCATTGCCGCCAGTCCCAAAAGCATTCTCGCTACTGCTCGGTCGTCCGGTTTCAGTCCCCGCGATGTTATAGCTCGTTCGGTAGCGTCCGTCAGGATCGATCTCAGTCTCGAAGACAGAGAGTTGTTTGGCAAAATCACGAATTTGCAGAATGATGTTGACAAAAGGTCGGGCATAGAGGTACTGGTCCAGCTTCTCGAGGGCCTCCCGATTGGTGGAGAGCTTCTTTTGGCCCTTCTGGGAAATCCAGACCTCGGGGAGTTTCATAGTCTGGTAGAAGAATTGCTGCAATTGCAGAGGGCTTCGCGGGTTCAAGGGCTTGTCCCAGACGGCCCCGGCGTATTCGTTCAGCAAGGCTTGGAGATAATTGATCTTATCTCTCAACTCGGCGCAGGCATGGTGCCTCGCGGTCTCGTCGACCTTGAACCCTCTCTGCATGATTTCCAAATAAGGGGCCTGCATTGCACGGGCGAAATTGTAGATCGTCGGGACTTGATTATACTCCCGACCGAGTTCCTGAAAGACCTCCAAGGTCACACAGCTGTCCAAAGCACAATAGAGCTGATCGTTCTGGGCCTGGGAAATTTTCCCCTCGGCAAGAGAAGTCTGGGTCAATTCCGCTGTGTCGAAGATGGGCATTTCAATTCCAGCCTTTTTCTTCATTCAGGCGAATTGCTTCGTCAACTGCATCGGCGAGGAATTCGTGGGAAGAAAGCGACTCAAGGTCTTGGTTCCAAACCTCCCAGGTAATGGTCGAAACGATTTCGCCATCCCGAGCAGGACCTTGGCCCTCGGCATTCAGGGGCATGACGATTGGGAAGAAATACCACTCGCGCATCGGTTTCATGTTAAAAGCCCATTTCGCTTGGGGCTGGCGGAGCCCACTCCACTGGCAGCCCCTCCCGGTCGATGAAATGCACCGGGATATGACAGTGCCTCGCGAAGTCGATTTCCGCCATCACGCCTTTGCTGGTGTGCAAGTCCGGGGTTACGAGGACGAGGACCCTCGCGCAATGGCGGATGAAGGAGTTGTTGTATTTCTCCCAAAATTTGGCGTCAGTAGGAAAGGAATGGCGCTTGGCCATTTCATGGCAATGCACGATTGGGGAGTAAACGATGAGGCCTCGCTTGATGAGGAGGGCCGTGATCTCCTCGGCCAGCAAGTAGCGAGTGTGCCGGATGATCGCGTCGGGGTGGGAGTATTGGCTCGCGAGGTAAATCACTTTACTTCCTCCAAGGCTGGATGGGTTTCAAAAACGTGCCTGCACTCCAAACACAGGGTCTTGACGAATTTCTTATCATTCGCCATGTCATATCCGTCATAATGCTGTAAAAGTTTGCCTCCACAAAGAGGACAAACAAGTGGGATTTCGTGTTTAGCAGATAATTGGAGGGCCAGTTCGATCTCGCGAGGATAGGCGACATGCAGGACCCGGTTGTCATCCTCCACCACGACGCGGAGGACCCCGCTTCGCTTATGGAAAACCGCTTGCAGAGTCCCCTCGTATTTGAAATCACTTCCCTGCACTTTGACCCTCGAGCGGTCTCGAAAGGCCCGGCGAATTGCGTCTTCGAGCATTAGGGCCGGCCTTTCGTGTTGATGCAAAGCTCTTCCAGAGAGTCGGCAATGCGGTTGATGTCGGTGGCAAAGAAGCAAAGCAAAGTCACAAGTCCAAGCGCAATCGGGTCCGAGAATGGCCCGTCATCAGGGGCTTTTTGAATTTCCCTCTTCATGGTGTCGTGGATATTTGCTATGTCAGCGCGTTGATTGGTGGTCATTTTTCGACTCCTTCGACTCTTGTTAAAGTTGCTTCGGTGAATGTCTTTTCGTAAATCCCGTGGAAAAATTGCTCCGGTACAAACCAATGACAGGTTATATACTTCTCGGTGACTTTCCCAACCGTCATCGGAGGCCCGCCGGATTTTAGTTTTACAATATCACCCTCGCGAAAATTATTCATCCCTCTTCTCCGTGTCCTGCTTGGCCTTCCGCATCAGCTTCCAACTTGGCTCGTCCGTGTAAGCGGCTCCGAGGAAGCCCAGGCCCTTCGGCATCTCGGGCAGAAGGGAGTGATGCAACAGCATGGTATCGTCATCCGACTTGACCTTGATCCCCAGCAGCAGAATATACTGCATGTCGTAGAGGCCGTTTTGCCAGAGGATTTTGATCTCACTCTCCAAGAGAGAGGCGACGCAATTCCAGGCTCGGACTTCGGTCGCAACATCGGGCCAGTAAGACAGCCCCGGAAACCTCTTATCGACAAATGGAATACAAATCGCGTCACTCTTCGCGCGAGCAAAAGAGATCATGGTGATTTGCCGCTTCATGGTCTCGGTGTCGGAGCTGAGGTATTCCGGTCGAAGGGCCAGGGTTTCGGCGGTCCATTTCTCGACCTCTTCGATTGTTGGGTCCCAGAGGATTTTGCGAGACGGGCGCCTGATCTCAGCGAAGTGCATTTCCCGCTCGGCCTTCACGAAGTCCCCGACGACAATTGGTCTCCAGCTCCAATTCCGCAGGACCCCGGCAGGATGGTAAGTCGGCAGGACTTTGAAACCCAGGTGGGAGTCCGCAATGGCGCCTCGGATTTGAGAAATCCTGGTATCGCCCAAGATGGCCCAGGAGGCTTTCGCGCCGACTGTCACGACAAGTTTGGGGCCGACTTCGCGAAGCTCGTCGAAAAGACGGTCCAACTCGGGGAGGAATTCAGGCCGTAAGTATTTTCCCTGCTCGACCGACGGGAGGGCGTAATCCCTTGGCAGGTCGGCTTTCTTGCAGCAGAGTTCCCGGAAATCGTTATTGAAGGGCTGCAGGTTGATGGTGTTCGTGAAGGCGATGCTTGCCGCGTTAAGCCACTTGTCCCGATGCCCGAGCCAGGCCATGTCGTACTTGAAAAGAGCGACTATCTCGGCATGGAGCGCCGGAGCGACGTGAGGCATCCCTTCGCCGAGCATCTGGAAGAGCTCTTTCCCGCTTTCCCCGGCGAAGGGCTTGCGATTTTCGTTCTCCCTCCTGCCCCAGGCCTCGCCGACGATGACAAGGCGAGCGTCCCGGGGGCCACTCCAGCAGGAGAACGGGGGCAAGGCAACGTGGGTCATTTTGAATTAGCTGGTGCTGGAAGTTCGATTTGCTCTTGGGCCTCCCACTTTCGACAAACGCTCCTTTTGTCCATGATTGGAAAAACGGCGATTTGCTCGATCCCTCCAATGGCCCCGCTCTCATGTCGCGAGACGTTCAGCACGACTGGGATCGGGGGATTGAAAATGCAAAGGACCTGGCCCTCACGCTCGGGAATGGGCAAGGTGTTATTGCAACTTCCGCAGGATTTGACGAAATCGGAAAGGGGCATTTTATTTCTCCACCACTTTCGAGGCACTACGCAGGCGTCTCGCATTGTTCAAAGAGATTTGGGAAATGCTCGCGTGTTCAGGGTCGAGCTCAATTCCAAAGACTCGTTTGGCCCCAAGAGAGTCAGCTGCTCGGAGACTAGAGCCTGCACCACAGGTGGGGTCCAATAACTCTGTGTGTTCGTCAACCAGCATAGTGAAGAAGTTTCGCAGCATGGGCTCGGGTTTGGCGCTGGGATGGAGCTTGCGATCCGTTGGCGCGGCATAGAAATCCCCAACTGCTTTGACGACATTGCGATTGCCTCGGAAACCGAAGAGGCAAGCCTCATAGGTATGGCGAGGGTGCTTGCGGGCGTCCCGAATTATGCCCGCATTGTCGGACTTGCCCCAGATCAGCGGATCGCGGACCCACTCGATCGAGGGGGCTTTATTGCGGAACATCGCTTTGATAGGCTCATAATGCTCGAAAGAGAACCAGAACATGAAATGCGCGGAGAGGGAGGTGAAGTTCTCCAGATTATCGCAAAGGCATTCCAGCAGGGTGAAAAAGACGTCCCGAGTGTCCTCGTACTGGATATCGGCCCCTGCTCCTCCCTGCGGACCGGAAAACAAATTGGCCCCATATGGGAAGTCACAATGGATGAGGTTGAACTTGGGGCCTCGATAGGAGGGGGCCCAGTCGAGGAACGAGCCGTGGAAAATGTCCGTCAGGGATTTGCTGGCGTCCTTCGGATCTTGCTGCAGGATCGGGACCACTGGCGAGGCCGGAGTCGAAACCGAATTGCCCTGCAGATCGACTACGATCCCGCTGGACGGTTGCGCGATTGGTGTTTCCGGCGAAGCCCCGATAAGTTGCTCCAGGGCTCTGACATTGGCCCGTTGGTCTTTCCGGGCCAGCAAATTGTAAGCGTTCTCTGCCGAAGTCGCTCCGGTGACTCGATCATTTCCACTGGAAATTTCGTTCCAGAGTCGAATGTGCTTGCTGACAACGGTTTGGGAAATCCCGACACTGCTGGCGGTCTCCGCTGCGGTCCACTCGGGATCGAGGGACAAATAGAGCTGGTGGATTTCAAAAATCGCCCGGGCCTGCTCTTCCCAGGTCAAATCTTTGCGCTTGAAATTTTCTTCCCATTCGATAATCTGGAGCTCGATCGGGTCGACCTCTTCGACATATCGGCAAAGGATTTCCTTCCAGCCCAGCTGGCGAGCCGCTGTGACCCTCCTCTCCCCGGCGACAAGGGTATGATCATCCCGCCGGACTAGGATGGGAGTCAGGAGCCCCCGCTTTTCCATACTTGGCAGCAGGTCATCCACGACAAAGGCTTTTCTCTGGCGCTTGGGCTTGTCGATCAAAATCGAGTCGAGAGGGATAAGATAGGTCTCACGCGAGAAGGTCTTAAATTGGCTGGCGTCGTCCATGAAGGGGTCCCCAAGATTGGCGGGCCTCTGACAGGGGCCCTCATAAAAAGAGGGGCATTTGCGCCCCTTTAATTGCACCTGGGATCAAGCAGGTGATTAGTGCCAGCGAGGCGGTTTACTCGAGCTTGAGGAGCGCGCCGACCTGGTTTCCGACCTCGTTGTTCTGCTGGTTCATATACTGCTGGACCTCGACCAGCAATTGCTTGCCCGTCGTCTCGGGCAGGACCTCGGAATAGGCCCGGCCGTTGATCTCGATCCCCATGACCTCCTGGAGGACCTCGTCGAGCCTCCAGAGGGCATCATCGGTCAGGTAGAAATCCCGACGAAGCTGACGCTTCGAAAGATCGATGGGCTTGCCGTCGGGATCGAGCTGGGGCTCGCCGGGCCAGCTGGTGAGGCCCAGGTGGAACCGCACATAAGGCGTTTTGTTCTTGTTGTTGTCCCCGACCTCGAAGCTCTTGACAATGCCGGGGTAATTCGCCGCGACAAGGGCCTCGGGCTTTTTGGCTTCGCCAGCGGGCTTGGAGAGAAGGGAAGTGAAATCGACCATTTTGACAGTCCTTTGGGTTTGAGTAAGTAAGTAAGTAAGTGCGAAAGCCGAGAGCCGCTCGGCGCGGATGCCCCGAGAAGGGGAATTACTTGGCCTTAAGGTCAGTGTCAAACAGAACTCGCATTACCATGACAATGCACTGGATTGCCTCTTTACGAATTTCTGGAACGTCGACTCTTTTGTCCGGCTCAAAATTGTATTGGATAATGGCTTGATTTAGCTCGCCAATTTCCTCCGTCAGAGCTGCCAGGGTATGCAAAGTGCCCTGGGTGGGAAATTTCGCTCTTGCACGGTCGAGTTCTTTGAAAATCTCGGCCATGAAATATTGCTTGGCGCTGTCGATGCGCTGCTGCTCAGCAAGCATGTTGTCTTCGTCTTTTGATCCGTTTCCGAACATAGTCATTTTCTCCTCTACGGCATTAACCAGTAGCCGAAAATAAATCCAAAAAGAGCAGACGTTCCTAGAAAAAGCCAAATCGGATGAGCAAGAGTGAATGATGTAAAACGGCTGTGCCCAAAACTTCGATAATCGTGATAACCGATCTTGCTCATTTCCTCACGTCCCGGAAATAGTCGGCAAGGCCCGTCTCAAGGGGGTAGCTCGCCTGGACCTTCGTGGGAGCCGAATTTTTGAGCTCCACCATCCCATTGGTGGTGGTGTGGATGGTTCGTTTGACGCTCGCGCCCTGCCCGACAGTCTTGGCCATGAGGGTGGAGTTGAAATATCGACCGATCTTGGGAGGCAAGGCTTTGCCGAGGGTCCCAGGGTATCCCCGGTCGACACCCCCTCCTCCATCGATGTAGGTGATATGAGCGCAAATGACGATGTTGCACTTGATGCCTTCGTCGTAGAGCATTTGCAGCAGGCCCTCGATGAGTTGCTGGCCTGAGTACCAGTCGCTTTGCTGGACCTGCCCGCCGAGCCGGGCATTCATCGCGAGGACGAAGTTCAGCGCTGCGTTGGACAAGAAGGTCAGGGAGTCAATTACCAAAACGTCCTTGTCCGTCCAGGTGCTCAGCGGTCCGAAGTTCTCCTCGGCCGAAAATTTCCCCTTATCCAGGAGCTCGATGACTCGCTGCCACACCGTCGCCTTGGCTGGGATCATCTTCCCATTCACGTTCTTCATCGGGTCGGTGACGGTTGCGAAGGCGACTCGCGAGAGGGCCTCCTTCCCGTACATGCTGTTGGGGTCCTTCAAGAGATTGGCCAACACGTCGAGCCCGTTGTCGAGGTCGATAATGCGCAAGTTATAGCCCGCTTTCGCGAGGCTGGCGAGGGCTCCGGTTTTCCCGGCTCCGCTATCGCCGATGAAGAGCAATTTCGTGGTTCCGGCGGATTGATGATTGGCTAGGGCGGGCATTCATTCGACTCCGATTTTGGTTTGCATTTCAGATGTCCCCTCGAATTTGCAGAGGGTCCCAGACTCGCTTGGCGAATTGCAATTTCAAGAGGGGTTCCCGCGAGGCTGGCGATTTGGCACAGACCTGCCGGAAAGCACAGCCTCCGTACATATCACAAGCCTTGTCGTTCATCCTCCAGTGCTGGCGTTCCGCCGAGCGGGTCATTTCCTCCACAACGTCGGCAAAAGTTCCCATATACTCGGAGAGAGTTGACTCATCTCGTCCCACCAGGTGCCGCTGGAAGCGGGCGAAGCCGACTCCGACCTGGATGCCGTCGACAATAACACCTTCCACATCAAATCCAAAGGCGACTTTTCCTGCAACGGTATATAATGAGAATTGGTTATGCGGGCTAAATTGAGAGAGCCATTTGGCGTTGACTTCGCTGGAGGAGGTCTTGATGTCTGGCACGTAGACATGCTCGTTGAGCTTCGCAAGACGGTCAAGATGTCCGCAAGCGATAATTGCCTCCCCGCCGACTTTGATCCCGGTGTCAAAGCGGAAGGAGAGCTCGACTGCGGGCTTCCCATTTGATAGGATGACAGTTTCAAGTGGATCGTCCTTGGCTTTGGCATCGAGATACCAAATCGCTGTCTGTATCAGGGTCTTGCGGTTTTTCAAATTGTGCTGAGAAATCCAGGGTCTCCCCAGGTCTCGATCCCACGTTGCCTTCAGGAGAAAATCAAGGACCTGGTCAATGGCGTCATCGTGCGAGAGCCCTGCCACCTTGGCCTTCTCATAGCCCTCTCGGGCGGCGTGGAGCAAGAGGCCAAAGGTCAAGTGCGGGGAAAGCTCTTTGCTTTGCCAGCCCTCGATGATGGAATATTGGTAGTATTTCGGACAGGTCTTGTAGGCCCCGATGGACGTGCTGTCGAGCGCCAGCTGCATGAATGGCAGCTTCTTGGAAAAAGAAGAATTGAATTCCGCTGGATCGATCATTTCGCAATGGGCCTTCTGTATAAGAACTCGTGAAGCAGCGACTCAGCTTTTCGTTCACTACGTGATAAATTATCTACTGACCGCTCATACACCCAATGATCAACTGCTATTGTTCCGTGAAAACCACGTAGCTCGTCAATCATTTGCTCCGATAAAACCTTGATTTTAATTGTCTTTGCAAATTCAAGACCTCGAACATCGACGAGCATATTTTCGAGATATGCCCTCATTCCAGAGGAGTGAATAATGACGATCGAATTGGGCTCCAAGCCCTTGACCATTGCCAGGGTCTTGCCAGTGCCTCGTGTCACAGCCCCAAGTCTCCCGCCTTCTTCTGCGTCAGCAGGGATTGCACCGCGTTGGAAGTGACCTTGGTCGCCTTGGGCTTGCTGCCTCCCTGGGCCTCGGCTTCTTCCCACCTCGCCCGCTGTGCGCGCAACGCCGCGACGACTTTGTCCCGGTCCTGGCGCTGCAAGCCGAAGGGGTCCTTCGACAGCAATTCCAGCAGGCTTTCGCTGGCCCCTGCCTCGGCGAGGGCCTCGCTGGTGGGGATTTCCCCAGTCTCGGTCCCGCTGGTTGTCATGGTCGCGCTCCCGGCTGGCGAGCATCGATAAGCTGCCTCTCCTTATTCTGCAGATTGCCCACATAAATATGAATAATCTGGCGAATGGTCGGCCCCACGCCCAGCCTGCTCTCGCTCGCTGGCCCGAACATTTTTTCCAAATACTTCCAGTCATCGTCGAAGACCCAGATGTGTCGGCGACTGGAGGGTTGAGAGTTTTTCTTGGTCATCTCATTCGCCCTCGTGTTCTTGCATCTTGGAAAGAATTCGTCCACATTCGGAGCAATACGTGTAGGCTCCGTAACCGCCTCCGGCGAGACCGAAGCCGACTTCGGGCTCAAGAGCCGGATGATCCGGGCAGCGCAGGCCCTCGTCCATTTCTGGCACGGTTTGCTCGACTCCGTCGATTAATATGGTTGGGGTGGACATTTCGACTCCAAATTTGGTTGGTGACTGGCAAGCTGGTGAGCCGGGGTCCCTCTGGGCTTGGGGCTCGGGGGAGAAGAACCCCGGCTCGTACGCTGCCAGCTTTCTCGCCCAATCGGAAAGAACGATGGGCTGGCTGCGCTATTCGTCTTCAGGAGCTGGCTCGTCTGGCGAGGCTACTCCCTTGGTGATCAGGAGCTCGGCCTTCCCCCATGGGGCAAAGCGGAATTGTAAGCGCGAGAGAACCGGGTCGCCTGCTTTTTGGCGAGCTTCGTATAACCTTTGCCTCGCCCGGTGTACGTCAGAGGTACGAAGAACAAGACCGATGGGCTCGGCGAGCGCGGAATAGAGGATTTGCTGGAGCCTGACGAGTTCACGGTCTTTATCTCCCTTGGCCACCTGACGGACTCACTCATTTCAGCAATTCCGCCAGCGCCGCCTTCGTGACCTCTTGTCTGGCTTTGAACCGTCGGCGGCCCTCTTCCACGACGTCAATATTGTCGATCAGCAGCTTTGCCTCTTCCTCCAGGGCGTCCACCTCGGCAAGCGTCCCGCTGGACCGGGCTCGCTCGGCTGCTCGCTCGCAGGCGACTTCCCAAATCATCGCCTGCACGGTGCCTTTTTCCCGGGGGACTTTGAACTGGGACACGAACTGGAAGTCCCGATCCATTATCCGAACTTCGTTCGAGAGGGCCACCAGGTCCTTATTGTCCAAGAGGCCGTCCTCGCTTGCAGGCATCGTGCTGATTTTCTTGTAAATCAAATTGCGCAAGCGCTCGGTCCTCTGGGAGTTCAGGGCCCGAGCTTCGCTGGCAGAAAGGGGATGACCCGGCTGGTAGGGCTCCGAGATTTCGAAGGAGTATGAGCCGATTTGGATCGTGGGCATTGAGTCCTCGGGACCCCGTAGGGTTTCTGGCAGAAAGGTGGCCGCTTTGGTAGGGTGGCCGGATTATGCGTGTGGGCCGTGGGAAAGTCAAGACGAAGGCTCCGTGTAAACGCCCGTGTCCCCGCCCGTGTCAACGGTCTTTTTTCGAGGCATTTCCGTCCCCAAGGTCTGCGGGCTCATCCTGGGAGAGAGCGGCGAGCGGCTGAACAATCAACTTGGCGCGGTCTGCGGCATAGCTCGTTCCGCCCCAGAAATATTCGCCGCTTTCCACAATGTAGGCGTCACGCTGCCGGATATCGCTACGGTCGGTAGCGTACTCAGTCATCACCGCCAATGTCTTGCCGAACAGGAACAGCCCTTCCGGGCAATCGTCCAAAGTTACCGGATCGCCATCGGGCACCAGCACCATCTCCCCCACAGGGGAAGAGGAAAGAGCGCTCAGGATGCGGGAGGCGTAGTCGGATTGAGCGGCGTCTTTGGCGGCTTCTACAGAGCCAGCACTAATCATTGCTCCGTCGCCGAGCCACCAATATCCGTCAGGATTGATCTTGTATCGACCGCACATCGAGTATGCGTAAAGGATTTTTGTGCCGGGGTTCTCTGCCCACTCCAGCAGTTTGACCTTCACCGCCCCCAGATCTCCCGCTTGCGGGGTGGGGCAGTCTCGGCAACGAATATTCCCGCCCGAAAGCAAGCACTTGCATTCCGCCCCTCCAGTGCCTGGAGTGGGTACAGAGAGAGCGGCTCGGTATGCTTCGAGTGCTGCGAGTGGCTTCTGGTTCGCGGTACGGAAGAATTGTTGGGCGGACTCGCTGTCTTCGTAGCGACGGCGATCACGCTCAAGCATCCATTCGAGCGCCTCGACCATCGCCTCTGATATCGTACCAGAGTGGCTCATTTCCCTTCTCCTTCTTCCCTATCCATGGCGGGCAAGGCCGTATTCGCCAGCCCGAACCAATTTTGCACTTTGACCTCAATGTTCTTCTGATGCGCAGCAAGGGTATTAAACTCCCGCCCCACATCGATCCCTGGGAGCCAGCACACCGCGCTCCATTGGACTTTGCGTTTTTGAAGCCAAGCCAGCTCTCGCTCGAGGCATCCGGCGAAGAGATATTGCTCCTTGTCGTCGCCTTCCCAATGGAGGTCGATCATTCGAAATCCTCCACATTTGCATGAATAAGCACGTCTTTGGTTCTGGTCTCGGCGACATATTTCAGGTTCATTTCCTGTTGCAGTTCCGTGTCGTCCCCGAGCTTCGCTCTCTCTCGGGCCCACTTGGAGGGCATCCGCCAGGGGTCCAGCAGCAGCACCACGTCCCATTCCAGGCCCTTGGCCTTGTGGATCGACGAGAGCGTAATTGCTCCCTCCTCGCGGGAGAAGAGGAAATTCAATTCCCGTCGACAGTCGCCAGCGTCATTCACGGTCTCGTAGGAGAGAACTGCCCTCACACACTCGGCCTTGTCCTCTATCATGTCCATTTTTTCCGATTGGTCATTCGCCAAGGCCAGGGCTTTTTCCCTCTCCTCCCAGAGGGCGACCAGCGAGGCCAATTCCAATTTTGGTGTCGCGTCTCGGGGGGCGAGTTGCTTGGTCAGGGCGATAATTCCCCTTCCGATCTCGCGGCCCAGGATTTTGATCGACTTGCGCTTGGCCAGGAGTTTGAAAGCCAGCTTCAAAATCGGGGCATTATTCCGGCAGAGGACCGCCACGCTGGCGCCCTGGGGCGTCACGGCCTCCACGTTGAACCAGTTCCATTTCTCCGGTTCCTCCGTATCCGGTGCAAGTCCCTTATAAATGGGAAGCTTGACAAATAGCCCATCTCGGTTGTTGGGACCTGCCTGGAAACCAGGCGCATGGAATTGTTGTCGTTTAACGACCGTCTTGGGGCACCGGAATGTAATCGTGAGGGGTAGCTCAATCCATTTAGAACGCAGCGCTTTGATCTTGGCGATTGAATTAGTATCAGCACCTCGAAAAGCGTAAATGCTCTGCCGTTTGTCCCCGACCATAAGGAGTCTCCCGTCCGGGCGAACGGCCTTAACGAGCATCGCGTGATTAAGCGGGCTGAAATCCTGGATCTCGTCCCCCAGAATGGCCGGGAACTGCGGGAAGCGCCCGGCCACCAGAGTCGAGACATAAATCTGATCATCAAAGCTGACAAAACCCTTGAGAGCCTGGTCGATATCGCGAGTAAGGATTTCTCGGCAAAGTTCCTCGACCATAGGGAAGTCATTTTCTCCAACACCAGAATTCTCCATCAGAGCGAGCCAATTGTCTTCCGTGTCCGCGAGCAAGGACCGAGCCTGCTCGAACTCCTGCGGCACAAGGCCCTGGATCATGCATTGGCGGACCACGTCCCGGATTGACTCGTATTGCTCCGCTCCCAGGTCGACTTTGAAATCCTTCAAGACCTCGCGAATGATTTTGCCCAGCTTTTTCCCATGCGCATCGACGGTGAAATTCACCGAGGGCATTGCTCGCATCAGCGAGGCGTAGCCCAGCCCGTTCATTGTCTGGACGGAGAAATTCGGGGGGAATTTCCCGGCCAGCTCTTTCTTAATCGAGACGTTAAATGCGAGGGCAAGGGCCGGGATTTTGATCTCCTTGGCCATCATTGTGAGCGTGGTCGTCTTGGCCGCTCCTGCGTAGGCCTCCAGCAGAATGGAGTCCGTGCTGTTGCGAGCCGCTGCGATTGCGGCCTGCTGCTGGTCTGTTGGAATAATCGGTTCAATTGGCACGTTGACACTCCTTGCAATCCGGGCTGACACATTCGCCCAGATGATTGACTTGGATCGGTCCGCAGGACTCGCAGATTACGACATTGGAAAAATAGCCCGCTTTGGCATCCTCCTCGGTTATGATATTGGCGAGGTCCCCGTAATCCGCTCCGAAGGTCTTGATGGAGCACTTTTTGCAAAAATCAGCCATCTCATTTCTCTCTCAAATTCAAGGCCAAAATCGCGGCTTGCGATTGCAATTCCCTCACATCGGCGATATTCTCTGGCTGGAGGAAATGATACTTGATCCCCAGCGGAGTTTCCTCCTCAAAGACCATATAAGGAAAACCTCCTTGCCCGCCGAAGTTGGGTTCAAATTTGACCTGGATTTCTTTGCTTCGCCTTTGCGAGCCGTTACGTCGAGTGAAGTATTTCATCTCATTTCATCCCCAATCGGAAAAATCTTTGAGCCTCTTCCCCTTCGGGAAAAATGATCCTCGCCAGTGCGAACGACCTGCGCTGCATTTTCTTCAAATCGAGGCCCGAAATGAACCACCCCGGCTGGTAACCCCAAATCGGAACGAAGAAGAACTCGAGGGCGTCGACTTCGACTTTGCGCCTCTTCGTCTCGCCCTTGTGGTTCATGTAATCGAACTCAATGATCGGCATTCTTCCGACTCCTTCTCATAAGCCATTTCTTCGTTGATATACTCAATCAGGTTTGAGAAATAAGGGTCATATTTTTCCGCTCGGTCCCGAAGGGCTTGCGAAATCGCTTTCCCTTTCGTCCCGTCTCGCTTGCGCCAGAAAATTCCTTCCACTTCTGCCCAGTGCTCCATATTCCACGAGTCATAACCGAAAGCAACTTCCGCGATGATTGGGAGCCCGCCAAGGATTGAGGCTTTTCTAATCACATGGGCCATGAAATTGCTCCATAACTTGCTGACGAAGCCTTTCCAGCAGGCTCCCCGGAAGATTTTGAATTGCCCAGAGCTCATTAACCAAATACATCGGCCCCCGGAAGGAATTGAGCAACTCGACAATGTCCTTCCGGTCGATTAGGATTTTGTCCTTGCTCATTCGATTTGTCCTCGCAATTCATCCTCGGTCCAGCCCCAGGGCTGTACAAATTCGACCCCCAACTCGGTCATCTGGCCCTCCGCGTTCATTGCCCTCTTGAGGGCTTGGAGCCACTTATCCCCGTAGTGTTTCCGGCGGAATGCCTCCCCCGCGCGAACCCAGAAAGAAGCGTCGGCCATATCGGCCCGGGCGATCGCCCAGGTCTCGCCAAGGCGCTGGGCCCTCTCCGTGAAATCCGGCCCACGCAGGGGCTTCTCTTTCGTGATGTAGAAGAGCCTCGGGAATTCATTCACGACTGGCATCGCGGAGCTCCTTCTTCCTTGCGAGGTGCCTTTCATACTCGGCCTCGTCTTCCGGATTGTCCACTGGGTCGAAGCCGCAATTCTGGCAGACTTCGTCTCCAAGACCGAAGATTTTCCCGCACCTCGGGCAGTCGTCGATTTCCAGCTTATTGCTCATTTGGAAACCTTTCCCGATACTCTTTTTCCATCCTGGCCCGAACTCCGTTTTCACCCTCGCCAATGAAGAGGGCGAGCCACTCGTGAGCCTCACTTGGCCCAGTGACCCGCTCGACAATACAGGTCTCCCCGTCAAGCCAACCGCAATCGTCGTGCATTTGGCTCGGGTCCTCATGCAGGTCCGCTTTGCAGAGATGTCGGTGCAGAGTGACCTCCGTCACGTAGGGCTGCTGGATATTCCGCCTCATTTCCGAATGCGGGAAGGTCCAATTTCTGGCCTCGGAAATTAGCCAGGAGGAATTCAATTCCATTACAATCGCCCCGGAAGGGCCCTTGAGGGCAAAGAAGAAAACCAAGGGGTGCTGACCGTAATTCGGGGTCTCCCCTCTCTTGTCGTAAGAGGGAATGATTTTGATCTCGAATTCGAATTGGGTCATGACAAAGTAAATCCCTCTCCATTCGGCGGCGCATACATCATCTTTGCGCTCTGATTAATCCGAAGGGCCTTGGTAAGCTGCCTTTCCAAATGCCTTTCTCTCCAAGAGACTCTCTTGCAGAGCGAGAACCATGCAGCCTCTTTGGTCGGGTAGGCAAACCGCTTGCCCTTCCAGCCATCTTCAACATTGTCGAGGATAAAAATCTCTTGGCCCCATTTGTCGATAAAAACTCCCGCAGCGGTCTCCCGTTTGACCGGGAAAGTATGGAGCCAAAATCGCACCTCTCCTGTGTCTTCCCGAATGGTCGGTTCGTAGCGGTAGTAATTCCAATCAGGAATTCCTTGCTTAATGTCGGTCAAGTCAAGAGTACTCATAGTCCCAGATCTCCCGCACTTTTCTTTGCCACCAGACTTTTCTCTTCCACGATCTTCGGCCCATCGCCCGAGGCGCTCCGCCTCCAGACATTCATCGGGATGGAGAGAGCGCTTTCACAGGCTTCGCCCCAAGTGTCGCAGATGGAATGCAAATCCCTCATATGCCCCAGCACAGCGATCTTGCCCGTGGAAAGAGGCAAAACCATAAAGGCATGGGCCCCGTAGCGGAGGCTCTCGGCCTCCTGCACGGAACGGTCCCCTTGGCGGAGGAGCTCGGAAAACTCCTCTGGCAAAATGATGGCCATCAGTGACCTCCGTTGTCCGGGAGGTTTTGGCTGACAAGCCCGCTTGCAGGGAAGCTTACTCCCGCTGTCGGCAATCCCGGCGCTGCCTTGCCCTGCAGTCCATCGCTAAGGACTCGATTAGCGGCTTCCAGGGCTGCGGCCCCAAGCCTATGCTCTTTGGCCAAAGTCAGCAGCCTCTTGGCCTCCTTTTCGAAATCATCCGCCCGACTGGACAGGTCTTTAATCTGCTCGATATGGTGATCAATCAGGGCATTCGGGACGGTCTTCGTTTCGACTGGTAGGGCCATTTCACTCTCCAATTGGGTTTCGATTTCACGGTCGAGCTCGAAGCTCGCCGCTGTGAATTTCTGTTCCAGTTCCTCGTCCAAATTCTGGCGACTGGCCTGCAAGAGGGCCTTGCGATAGTGCGCGGCCGCGTCGACTTGGGGCTCGGGGGTCTTGCGAAAAAGTGCCATCAGTCTTCCCTCTCCTCCCATTTGCAATCAAAGAGCCGACAAAGGTCCAGCTTGGACTCGGCCCCAATCACGAAGTCCCCGCATTTCTGCCAGGTCACTTGGGAGAGGGGTTTCGAAAAGAGGGCACAATGGATATGGGCTCCCTTTTCGGAGTAGATGATTTTAAATTCCGTGTCGATTTGTTTCACTTTCTTGTTTCCTTTCTTGCAGGGCAAGTTGAAAGCCCAGAAACTTCGCTAGGGCTTCGGCATCGGAGGCTCCAATGTCACTTCGGCCTCGCGCCCAATGGTGGACTGTTGTCTGGGCGACCCCAAGAACTGCGGCCATTTCCTTTCGGGAAATTCCTTGCTGGGCGGCGATTTCGAAGAGCTGGCGGGCCGTTTGCGAAATTGCCCGATTAATGGGTTTCGGCCCGCGCAGCATTTTATCTATTGTCTCCGCTGTATTTGAGCGCCAAAGCGCCCGAAGACAAATTGTCATCTTCGTCTTCGGCATCGAGGGCGCTCTGGATTGGAACTGGGACCTCTGAGTCGATCACGACTGTTGGCGACCCGTCCCCGGCGAAGCCCAGGAGCCCATGGCAGAGCCCTCCGGAAAGGTTTTGTTCCTGTACCACTGGCAGGAATTCGGCATTGCCGACGAGATTGGCCCCGCTGGCATTCGCTTTGACGAGAGGCTTCCCATCGCTCGCGGCCACATAGCCGAGGTGCCATTCATTTTGGGCCTGAATTTCCTCCAGCGTGAAGCCGTTGTTCGGCAGGGCGCTTTCCAGAATAGGGAGCTGCGAAGCCGGGAAGGCCGCTGGCGAAACGAAGACGGCGACGGCCAGGGGATCGAAAGGGTTTTCCGGCTCGGGCTGGAGGCGCAGAGGGGTCCCGGAAGGCAGGGAGGCCAGGAGCGTCTTCGCTGGTGGTCGGAAGTGCATTCCGACGAGCAAGCTGGTGAGTTTCATTTTCATTTCCTTTGCTGCTGTTGTGAGAGGGCCTCGCCCGCTCGGTTAAAAAGGGATTTCGTTTCCATCAACGTCGTGCTTTGGGACCAAGGACTCATCTGACGTCCCTGCTTCGATAGTCTTCGTCCTGTCATAGCCCAGCAGGGCTGGGGTTTCGATCTGGCGAATTTGATCCGCAATCTGGTGCTTTGTCCTCTCAATCGCCTCATGCGCGACAGCCCAGATTTTTTCAATTTCCTCCTTATCCAGTTTGTGTGATATCGTCCCGCTGTCGTGCTGGAACGTGAAGCTCCCATCGGGGTCTCCGTAATAGTGCGTGATCGAAAGGGAAACTATCTTGCCAGGCATTTTAATACTCCATTGTTTTGTTAACTTGATTTCTGCTAGTCGGACGCAAGAACGTCGTGGAAAGTTTCGCCAGAGTGTTGTCGATGATCCTCAAATCCGCCTCGACAATGCGAAGCCTCTCACGAAGTTTCACCAATTCCAGCAGGATCATGATCAACACTGCTGCGACAAGCCAGAGACCCAGGACTGCGGCGATGGTCATTCTGCTGCCTCATCCTCGACTGGCAGCTGGGGCGCGCCCTCCCGTTCAATCATCTGGCGAAGCGCCATTTTGCGTCTGGCAGCGTGCCAATCATATCGACACTTCGCGCTGTGGAATTTCTTATGCGGGGCCTCGGCCCGGAGGGGAAAGGTCTTCCCGCATTGCAAGCACTTTATCAAAGTTGTCATTTTCTGCCAGTCCCTCTTTTGAGTTAATCGTCATTTTCTGAATTGAATTGGCTAGTGTCTGGCGAAGCCTTGGCCCGCCTCCGCGCTTGCGCCTGCTTGGCCCGCCGGTTGATCCCCAATCTGGTGGGGGAGTAAAACTGACGTTCCAGCTGAATGACAAGTTTCGTCTTCGCGGGGTCGCGGAGCATGTATTCCGCTTGGCCCAGCAAAATAAGCTCCCGAAAAAGGTCTTCCCACTGGCCCGAGGCCTCGGCCAGAGTGAATTGCCTCAAAATCAGCTCCTGAAATTGCCCGAGCCCTTGCATGGCGTCTTCTGCCGCGATGAGCAATTCGAGATGCTTCGCTTGCGTGATTGGCATTAATGCACTCCTGCAAAAAAGAACCCACAAAGAACAAGCATTCCTGCCCCGAAGCCGATGAGGGGACTTCTCGTTGCCATTCCAACTGCGAATGTCGACAGAAAACATATCGCGAAAACTAGCATTGCCATTTAAGACTCTCCCTTCGCTGGTGTCTGGCAAGGCGCCTCGAGAATTCGAACGACATTCGTCAGCGCCGCTGCATAGCCCGTCTCGAAGGACGAAACTGCCAGATTTCTGGCGACTTCGGAGAGCGAAATCCCCCTTATCGCCTCAATATCCGCGACTAGAGCCTCGCCCAGGGACTCGTCCTTCCTCCCGATAAGCTGGGCAAGTCGATCTGCATCAATAAGAAGTTTCATGACTGGCGAACTCCCTCGAAGCCAGCGCCAAGAAAGTGCTCCTGTCCCGCGAATTGATTGATCTGGCGGGCCACTCGAAGGAGCTCGGCGAAGACACTTGGCTCCAGAGCCACGAGGGGCGTGTTCTGATGATGGCCGACTGTCAACCAGAGCTGGAAGCCATCGAATTTGCAATAGACCCCGTCCCCGAGGTAGACCCCGCCCTCGGGCGACTGGTCAAGAATTCCGGGCATCGGGAGCCCTCCGGATTTTGCGTTGGAAAGTAAATTCCAAGTCCAAGCTGGCAAGGAGTGGAAAGAGCGTCGTCCTCGCGGGCCACTTGGTTTTCCCGCTGGCGAGCCTCTGCACTGTCGATGGCGAGCAGTTGGCCTGTTTGGCAATATCGCTCCACGAGCGGCCACTGGCGAAGAGCTCGCTTCGCAGAGCGTCAATGACCGCCTCCGCACTGGTAAAGGTCCTTGGTTTGAATTTGATAACATTGGTGACTGACGAGGGGCGACTCATTGCTCGATCCTCTTCCCGTCTGGGGTCTGGAAAATCGAAACCCGATTGATGGCTGTCAGCTTGCCCAGGACTGGGTGCTCGGTCTCGCCCTTGCGGGTTTCGATCTCCAAGAATTTGGTCCCTTCGGGGAGCCAATCGATGAGGCCCCAGACTTTGCTCATGGCAAAGGGGAAATCGCTCGGATCGCCCTCCGGGCCTTGACAGCCCAGCAAGATGCCCTTTTTCGAAATAATCGGCCCATAGGCTCCTGGAATCCCGAGGCGGAAGAAAGGCCCTGGCTCAGGCTTCAAGAGGCCCTCCTCATCGACCCACAATTGGGCCGCGCCCATTCGAACGGGTTCGACGATGGTGGTCTCCAAGAGCTTTTTCATCCCCTCCCAATTGGCCCTATAATCGGCTTCGTCCAAGTCTCCATACTTGATGTCTGGAAGAGTGATTTCGCTAATGGCCCGACTGGTGGCATCGATAAGAATTCCGCGCATTTTCTTTCTCCGATTGTCTTTGCCAGTGCCCTGGCTGGTGTCTGGCAGAGCAGGATCGACTCGACTTACTGAAGGTCTGTTGAAATCGATCCTGCCCCTATTTGGGGGACTTCAGTGGGTGATTTGCGAAGCAAGGCATTTAAGACTGGAAGGGCAGTGCCCTTGGTCTCGGCGCCTCATTTTCTTTCACCTCCCTTCAAGCTGGTGTCTGGCGGTTGCAGCCCTTTGGGGAGGCCCCGCCTTTGTCTGGCAGCCCTCCCCATTGGTTCATAGCCGAAACGCAGGACTGGCTCGACTATAAATTCAGACCCTTATTGCGTTCTTCGATTAGAGAGGCGAGAAGCCCGTCCACCTCCGCCAATGGGATCGAAATCTCGATGCCCCCAAGCTCCAAGACAATCCTCTTGCTGGCCAGCTTCGCGTTGATCTTCGTAACCCGGAGATTGACGGAAAGTTTCCCCTCTGTCATGATCGGCCCCAAGATAGGTTCTAAAATCAAATCAGCCATGATGACGCAACTCCTTTACTCGACGCTGTTTTATTCCTGCTGACTGATCATTTCTTTGCCCCCGCTGTCAGCTGGCGAGTCTGGAATTCATCCCTCGCGACGGGCCGGGCAAATCGGGCCTCCCCTCCGGCTGCGTGGCCCGCCATGTAGTGCTGGGAAGCTGGGGCTCCGCGATTGGTTCCGCCTCTGTTTGAGAGGTTCAAATTCTTCTTGACCCAGGCCTCAGTCACGATCTGGTCCTTCAAGACCATGAGGCTCCGCCCTGTGGAGTTAATGACCTGGCTGGCCCTCTCCGCGTCTCGGCGTTCGATTTCCTCCTTCAACCTCGCATTGATCCGCCTGATACAGCCGATTTGGAATTCATTCACCTCATTTTGGTAAATCTTCGCGGCGTTCATGCTGTAGTCCAGGGTCTTGCGTTGGACAAAGCTGGTGAGGGCCAGCAAAAGCCACTCGGCGAAGAAAACATCGCTTTGTAGGCCCAAAAATTTGAGCTTCCCTTCTGCTGGGCTCTGCCAGCTTTTGACCTCACAATAGCGCCCGACCTGTTTTTGCAGTTCCGTCGCGATGATATTTCGCGCCACGCTGGCCTCACTCGTGCCCTCCTCCCGGAGGTCGAGCTCGGAAAGGTCGATCTGATACTTGTCCAGCAACTCCTTGGCCTTATGCGCGGCCATCATGGCCTCGGCCTCCGAACAGCCCGCCTCGGTGGTCTTGGCTAGCAGGGCCTTGATCTTGAAGGCCATTGCTTTCTTATCTGCGTCATTGATCATGGAAATTGCTCCGATTTCGGTTGGCACCAGCCCCAAGCTGGCGGATTTGACTGGCAATTAGAGATTTTTCTCAACCCAGTCTGCGATTTGCGCGAAAGTCCAGTGCTCCGGTTTCCCGTCATGGGCATCGTTCCGATTGATGAGAAAATCATGCGCTATCTCGCGATCTTCCGGGTCGATATGATCGATCTTCAATTCCTCTTCCGAGACTGGCTTAGTCAAGCCCAGAGCATCTTGCCAAGGAACTGGAATAATGCCTCTTATCGAGTCGCCGCTCTCGTGTTTCCTAACTGTCAATTCAGGGTTGTTTTCCTCCGGAAGATTGACTTCCCAACCCAGGGGGATGGCGTCTGCCTCCAGCATTACCTGGATCAAAACACCGAGGCAACAGCGCTCTTTCTCTCCGCTTCCAAGGCAAGAATGGCCTTGGACAAAGCGGCCACTTCGAAGGCCCTCGAGCCAAAGGGCTTTGATTTCCTCCGGCATGGCCCAGACTGGCGGGGCCCATTCGAGAATTTTTTCCATTTGAATTTCTCCGATTTTTGGCTGGCAAGCTGGTGACTGTTAGGCCGCAAGGACGATTAGAACAAAAATCACAAACATTCCCACTGCGATAGGGGTCATGGGATTTCCTCCACAATTCGACTGGCCGCGTCCCAGCCGACAAATTCGGTATTGCGGACAATCCAAGCAGCTTCTTTGAAGCACACTGCTTCCCTTCCTGCGAGCGCTTTATCAAGCGTCGTCTTGGCCCCATCCCGCATGTTCTCGGCAATTTTTTGCCTCATTTCGAATAGGCTAGCGAGTTGTTCTGGATTAAGGGCGCCATAGGTTTTGGCTGGCATTTTAGTGCCTCCTTCTCTTTCGACTGCTGCGTTTGTGCCCTTGCCCGTGGCCGTTCAACATAACATGAACCACGATTACGAGTGGCAAAAGCAAAATGACTGTCAGGGGCATTACTTTCCCCTGCCTTGCCCATACGCTTTCGCGTGGAGGGTCGATTTGATTTCCTGCTTCAGCTCGTCGAGTTGCTTGAGCGTATCAAGCGTGATAAAAGGGGCATTGAATTTCATATTCGCCCGCAAGGTCTTGATTGCCAATTGGCAAGAGGTATTGACGCTGGCCAGCTGCGCTTCGCGAGAAGGCTCGCCGAAGGCCCACTGGGTCGCTAGTTTCTCCCCTCCGGGCTTGCCCGTCATGGCTTTGCCTCCGACTGGCGGACTGGCAGTCCGTTTCGGCGAAGCTCGACAATTTGCCCGCTCTTGGCGACCATGCAATAAACCTGAAAAAGCGAAAGCGCGCGGTCCGGCAGATTGCCCTGCGCGACTTTGCCAATGGCTGGCAGGACGATAATTTCGTAAATTGCGCTTGCGCTCATAGCCCCAAATCCTCCGCCTTGGCCTGACTGGAAAGGGGCTTGCCGAGGCCGCTCGCGCCAGTGGGGATTTTCTTCGCTGTTGCCAAGAGGCCGCTTTCCAGCAGGAAGCGCCAAGTCGCTCCGGCCTCGCGCCCGACTCGCGGCCCGACTCCCGGCTGGCCTTGCCGGGCAAGGAGATGGCGCAGGATTTGCTCCACTTTGCCCTGCTGCAACACAAGCTCGTGAATAAGGCCCGTTTTGTCGGGGAGGGACAAAACAAGGTCGCCATTGCCCGAAAGTCGGATTGTCGTTTCACCCTGCGAGGTCATTCGTCATCCTCCGGCTTGTCCTGTTTGACGGAACCATAATCAAGCGCCATAGATTTGCAGCGCTTGCATTTAATATCTCGCCATGTGTCGGACTTATATTCCGCCGGAGGCTTAGAAGGCTGTTTATACCCACATTCCTGGCAAGTTCTAATCCAGACACTCATGTCCTCGCCCTCGCGTCTGTAATTGGCAAAACTTGACAAGCTGAGCGATTGCTATATTCCCGCGCAAAAGCCAGAGCCTCCTCTTTCTGCATAGGCTCCGAAACTGTCTCATGACTGGCCAAATCGTAAGTCACGAAAAGACTCTCGGCCATCCGCCTTCCAGCCTCATGCCCGCTTTCATGCAGGGGTATCCCGTAAAGGTTTCCAATAACTTTTGGCCCTGTCACGTTGTCTTGCACGATTTCCCAGTCAAACCTATGATAAGCTGGCGATGGCCAAAACTCTTGGATATCGCTTTCCAAATGGCTGTCATTCGCGGCGATGAAATACTTTGTCAGACCAATCGGCCCGTCTTCGGTCTCGCGATAATCGACTCGATAAAGGGCATAGGTCCACTGGGAAACTGGCTTGAGGTGCATGGGAAATTCCTCCTGATTTGGAGCGGCCAG